CTCGCGGGAAGGGCTAACGCTCTTCCAGTGCGCTGCTAGCCAAGCGGCGCATTTCAGTTCGTTCTCTCACACCTGAGTACCAGGGGACTCCGTAAGTCCCAGGGTAACGGGTGTCTGCGGTTCCGGGTAGCCACACGGTTGGGTAAGGCGTTTCATTGAAGCGCCGCACCGTCCCGCGACGTATCGGCTTGGCGCCAGGCCAACGGCGGTGCAGCTTTCGCCGCACTTCGTTGATCCTCCGCCAAGACCGTAGGCCGCGGGGCACGGTGCCCAACCACGACGCAGGCATGCCTGTCAGCTCCTGGGACAACAGCGAGCACTCGACGAGAAACTCGTCGAGTGGACCGCAGTCGTACCAGGGAGGCTGACCGGCGCGTTGCGTCGGAGCTGTCTTCGCGACCCGATTAGGGACGCGGTCGAGGAGCGTAGACGCGTCCTCGACGGCCATCAGGGATGACGATCCCCCCTCTGCAAAGAGGGACCGCATCTCCGGTGGCCCAGTCAGCTGTATGGCTATCGCCTTTCTTACCCACCTGCTCGCCACTCGAGTGATCTTGGCGTCCCAGCCCTTCCGGGTAGTGAAGCCAAGGCCACCGAGGCGACGAGGCAGACAGGAGCCTCGACCAGCACGGTTCAGGACGTGCGTCCACAACGTGGACTGCACGGCCCAGACCTGCTCGACCTCCGTGGGGCGCGGGTAAAGAAGTCCGGGGCAGGCGGTGGAGATGTAAGTCTCCACGACCTCCCCGACCTTCAGTTCCAGCTGACCTTCGGAGATCGAGCCGCGGAGGGAGAAATCCCCCCTCTGCGGCTGGACGAGGCCCCGGAGCGGGGTCACGGGCTCCACGTCGTATCCAATGACGGTGTGGAGCCTGCGGCCAAGCTCGGGGAACAAAGGCGAAGCGGCCTGTCGAAACTCGACAAGCCGCTCGAGGAACACCCCCCTGCCCACCAAAGAACGGAAGTGCTTACCGTGGGAGATCTTGGAGCCCGTGTCGCCCAGAAGGGCGTCATAGGCGTCAAGGACTTCCCGCGGTGCTACTAACAGGGCATCGTCTCCGCAGATCTGGACATTCGTCCGGATCCGCGGCCCGCCAGGCGCGGCCGGCAACGGCAGCGACTGGAGGGCTTCCTCGACCACGAAAAGGTGGTAAAGGCAGAGAAGAGGCCAAGTTGGCGGCAGGCCCATCAGTAAGCCTCGCGCGGTAGTGACAATGTCATCACCGTACGAGACAAGCTGGGGGCCCGAGCACAACCGAAGCCCGCGGACCTCCTCGGGCCTGAGCCTTCCCGAGGCCTCGAGCCCGCTTATCAAGGCGGACGCGAGGTCGAGAGGGAGCAGGTCCGAAGCGGTCGTGAGGTCGGACGAGAGGACCGCACCCGAGGCGCCGTTATACGACGCCAGGGTGCCCCACTCGTCGCCTGCGAGCACGCGGGAGACCCGAGGGTCTCGCCGCAGCCCCAGGGTGAGGCGCAGGCGTCCGCGGTGGCCCTGGACAACCAGTCCAGGGTCAGCTGCGGTCACCACCCTCACCTTGAGGCCCGGCTCTCGGATGGCAGCTACACGGTGCGGAAGCCCCGATGGCTGCAACCCGAGGAGCCGGTGCTCGCGGGTCAGGATAGACCACTCCTGCGCTAAAAGCCCAGGAGGGGCCTCGACTGACACCTCCGGCGCGTCCGACAGGAAGGCGAAGGCGGCGGCCACGAGGCCGCCGTCCCGCCGCTTGTGGGACGCGCACGCGGATTCGGAGACCTTCGTCCCGACGGGTGCAGGGTTACGCGGTAGAAACCGCCTAGCCCAGCGCTCGCCGAACGAAGTCGCCGAAATGAGGAGGGCAGGGGCTGTTGAAAATGGCGTAGTCAGGTTGTCCCGGTGATCAGCGAGCGCCTGCTCGGCTGCCTTGCGGCAGCCGGGTGGGAGCGCCCGTTTGATCATCGAGAACTGGGCCTCAATCCTGCGGTCCCAGGAGTGGTTCACCGCCCTAAAGCGGTAAAGCCACTTCCTGAGAGGAAGCAGGGACAGTCCCATAAACCTGTCGACCTCCTGGCCCAGAACCCAAGCAGACCGGCACCTCGAAGACTCGCGGCCCACAAGGGCCAAGCAAGCTTCGACGCCGGAATGCCGGGCGCACCAGATCATCTTTTGGATGATCCGGCGCAGGGGCCAAAGGGGATGACGCACATTATCAGCAGAAGGTAAAGCCCGGGTAGGGCGCCCCATCACCGCAGCGAAGGCAGCAAAAACTGCTCGCGCTGCGCCGATGAGGCGTTCCCACTCGGGCTTTCGCAGGGCACGATGTGCCGGAGAGAACGAACAACCACCCTCGCGGGTGGCGGCTAGCTCGGAGACGGAGGCCCTAATAGGGTCCTCCGCCTCCTGGCGGAGTCGCCGAAGCGACTTGGGGTTTCTCACGAAGCCCCCGGATGGAGCACCATTGGTGTGCT